TACCTGCTTTGCCTCAAACTCAAAGTAGTGGAGCAGCAACGGGTAATGCTTCTTCTGGTTATTGGGCAGGTGGTGATATAGCAGGAGATCCGAATAATGATGATGTATTTAAATTTGATTTTTCTAGTGAAACATTTTCGACAATTTCAAATGCATTGCCTAATTCAGTTCCTAATCTTTCGGCATTTTCTGCCGTAAGAAATTTTATTTCTGATCCTAATCCATTAGCACCAGTTCCAGTTCCAACCATAGTTCGTACATTTGCTTATTGGACTAGTGGAAGAGACCAAGCCGGTGGAAATAAAGTATCTAGATTTAATTATAGTAATAATACTATGATTGATAGTACTGGTGCTGAAGGACCAATTGAGTTTCGGACGGAAGGAGCTGCAGCAACTGGAAATGCTCTTTTTGCGTATATAGGCGGTGGATTTAACGCCAATGACGACTACATAAGTTCTATAGGACGCATTAATTATAGTAATGATACTGCCTTTCTGACACCTTCTTTAACTCTATCAGAACGTACAGCTTATTCTGGAGCAATGGGTAATATTAACTTTGGGTATTGGACTGGGGGATATGACGACATCGAAACTTCCGAAGATACTCATTCGCGGATAGATAGAATAGATTTTTCTAATGATACTAACGATGCTACAGTTGTGGCCAATATGACTGAATATAGGAGATTCCATGGTGCCGTGAGTAATCAATCTTTTGGATATATTGGTGGGGGTGCTGCTGATGGGCCCATCCCCTCCGCACCCCGTTTTTCTAGTATAGAGAAGTATGATTTTTCTAACGATACTACTGCTCCCTCAACTATAAGTTCATTATTATCTGATAGTAAGTTGAGTATGGCAACAGTGGGTAATGGCAGTTATGGTTATTTTTGTGGAGGTGAGGTGCCTGATTTTCCTCCTGATGCTCGGACTGATGTACAACGTCTGGATTATAGTAGTGGTACTGGTAGTATTGATGCTAAAGGAAACTTACCTGACAAGTTATCTGAAGCAGCAGGGACATCAAATTCTAGTTATGGGTGGATTGGAGGAGGTAGAGCATTTAATCCCGCATATCCGTTTGGAGGCGTCCATAGTTTCATAATCCGTATAGATTTTGCCAATGATACTGCTGAGGCTCAAAATGTTGCAACATCTAGTTTTATTGCACCCAACAACTTTATGAGTTATCCCGCGGCATTTAATGCGGCCGCAAATGGTGCTACATAATAATTAGTGCTATAATAAACAAAAGATTGATTATATAATATGAGTATAATGATTGCACTTCCTTGTCATGGGGGAATTGTGAATGAGGCAACAACTATGAGTTTGTTTAATCTAGGCAAACTCTTAGTAAGAAATAATGTTCCTCATGGTCTTTTGACACAGGCAAACTCTTCCTTGATTACTCATGGAAGGTCAAAGTGTGCTAACTTTTTTATTAATAATACAGACCATGAATATCTGTTTTTTCTTGATAGTGATATTGGATTTAATCCAGAAGATGTGCTAAAATTATTGAGTCATAATCAGGATCTTGTTTCTGGTACATATCCAATGAAGACAATACCCATTCGGTATTGTGTTGATGTTCTTAAACCAGAAGAACGCAAAGGTAATTTACTTAAGGTTGGTGGAAATGGTATGGGGTTTGTGATGATACGACGCAATGTCTTTATTGATATTGCTCAGAGGTTTCCATATCTTAAATACACACCATCAACTAAGGATAGTAATTATCCACCAACCGAAGCAGAGATGAATAATTCGTATCATTTTTTTATGGAAGAAAAGATTGGAGATAGTTTTGCATCGGAAGATAAAAGTTTCTTTTATCGTGCTAGAATGATAGGATATACTCATTGGCTAGATACTACAATCAAATTGAGACACGTTGGTTCACATGTTTTTTCTGAATAATTATGAAGTCTGGAGCAACTGAAAGTTCATTTCATTATCTTTCACAACATTATAAATTTCCTGAAGATGTAGAAGTATCTCATCTTCCAGAGGAACTGAAAAAATCGAATAAAACATATAAAATCTTATGGGCACATCATGCATATGATCAATATGTATTTTTAAATTTTAATCATGAGATTGTAAATCATATTGTAACTCCCTCTCATTGGGCAAAGGAGCAACTGATTAAGTTTCATCATGTTCCAGAAAATAAAATTGCTGTTATTTCAAATGGAGTGAATGATATCTTCACTTATTCTGGAAATAAAACTAAAACTTTTATTCATACTTCTATTCCATATAAAGGTTTAGAATTGATGCCTTCTATTATTAGAAGAATTCATACCAAACATCCTGATGCAAAGTTTAAAATCTTTTCATCAATGTCTTTATACGATCAGCAAAATGATCCATATATTGAACTATATGATGAACTAAAAAAACTTCCTAATGTAGAATACTCTGCGGCAGTGGATCAAGAAGAACTTGTAGAACATTATCAAGATGCTGCATTTTTTATTCATCCAAACATTTGGGAAGAAACCTTTTGTGTATCAATGNCAGAGGCAATGAGGTGTGGTGCATATCCTATCATTACTNATATTGGAGCACTCTCAGAAGTAGCAGGAGAAAATTTTGCTTCGGTTGTTNCTTTAAATGGAACCCGAACAACTAGGGGATACAAAGTTACTGAGGACTTTCTAAATACCTTTGCAGAGTTTTGTTGCACTGCTTTAGATTATTTTGAAGANAATAAAACATATTATAACCAAATCTCAAGGTCTCTTTCTAATCATATTTTGCAGAAGTGTGACTGGAAAAAAATTGCACACCAGTGGAAAAAACTGATTACTAAAATTAAAAGTGGAGAACCCATGACTACAGAAAATACTGAATTGACTTATACTCCTATTACTTCTGAACAGGCGGTGATGGATGATGAATATCTTCAGAAAGCATTTGCGAATGTTTTAAGGTGGGAAGAGAGTGATAAGGAACTTGCACAGGGAAGAACTAACTTTCAAATAGAAAAATTTATACTACTTGATACTCATACTCTTCCCGTTGCTTATGAGCATATTATAAAATCTCGTCGTCAAATGGCAGAGGGTTATATGCATAAACTTATTGAAATGAAAAGTAGAGTTCGTGAGTTTGATTATAAGTGGTCGGATAAAGATAGAACTCAACCAATTTTTTGGGGTGAAGGAGAATCTAGAAGATTATGTTGGTTTGATTTAGAGGAACTGTCACTAACTAATTATCTAAAATCTTGTGAACTTGAGATTCGTGATCGTCTTCATCAGATGGAACATATGGATAAAATCCTTGATAAACTGATTGAACAAAATGGAGGCAAACCAGTCACCAGAGAACAATTCCTTGAATCTAATGGAAAGTATTGGGAACGTCGTTTTGCTGATCAGTCTATGGATGAAGTGATTTCGGCACAAACTGGTATTTCAATTGGTAATTTGCATAGTATGCGTCGTGCCTCTGCACCTGCGATTGTAGACAAGAGAAATGAGTTGCCAGAAGGTTATGTATCTTTGAATAAAGTTATTGAAGGTCCTCAAGGTAAAATGGAATTTCTAAATGATCTTCAGAAGAAAGTCTTAGATGGTATTCAGGAAGTTACTGGTGAAAATTTGGGTATAATTTCTAGTTCTCCAGAAGAGGATCAAAAGAAATTAGAAAGTTGATATGATTGATAATCCATTAACAAATATTCTAATTAGACCCAACATAATTTCTCCTAAAGGTATTCGAGAGATAGTCGAACACATTAAAAAATCTACTTGTGAAGATCTGTCTGTGTTTGATCCTCAGACAACGAATAAAACAGGTGAGAAATCATGGAAAGTTGATAAGAGTGCAAGAGACACACAAACTGTTCCTATGGAAAATTTATTTCCTAAAATTGAAGAACTGCTTCGTCACACCGTAAAAAAAGTCATTAATCCTTTTTATGGTATTGAAGTAACCAGTAGTGAAATTCCACAGATTCTTTCTTATGAAGTTGGTGGACACTACAAACCCCATATTGATGCTGAGGGTATTTGGGTCACACCAAGAGGTGAAAAGATTTGGAAAAAATCCATAGATAGGGATCTCTCTATGGTATTCTATTTAAATGATGATTTTGAGGGTGGAGATTTTGTTTTCCCAGAACATCATATTCGTATAAGACCAGAACCTGGTATGATGGTTTGTTTTCCTTCGAGTCATTATTATATGCATGGAGTAGAACCAGTGACAAAAGGAAAGAGATACAGTATTGTATGTTGGGCTACGGTAAAAGGTTTACCAAGTTTAGATGAAATTAATCGCAATTTATCTCAAAAATATGGAGTTGATGTTGTTTGATTTTTGACAACTCGACTAAAAGTTGTTATAATATTTGAATGTTTTACGATTCTAAAAATTAAAAAAATTAATAATTAAAATGAACTTTATTGTATACACAAAAGAAAATTGTCCTCACTGTTATAAGATTAAACAAGTATTGGAATTGACCGGTACAGATTTTGTATCTTATAAACTTGAAGAGGACTTTACAAGAGAGGAATTCTATGCTAAATTTGGTAAGGGTTCTACTTTTCCGCAGGTAGTATGTGATAATAAAACATTAGGAGGCTGTGTTGACACAATCAAATTCCTCAGAGAACACCAAGTCATCAAGTCTTAACATAAATAAAAATGAAGACCACAGAAATCGTGGTGTTGATTTCCTACTTAATGGGGGTAAGAGAAAGCAGACAAAACCATTTCATATTATCTTTGAAAAGATGGTCTGCTTTCTAAGACGGGAAGTAACTATCTATTTCGAATTTTCTATCAGCACAAGAAAAAGAGAATTAATCTCCCGGAGTAAGAAAAATGTTAGCAACTAGTTTAGTATTTGGTTCATTTCTAATTGTTTTATTTCTTATGGTGGGACTGATGGTTGGTTGGACTGCCAGAGAATATATGATGAACTATCGGGAGGCACCAAGATATCATCCCGAAATGTTTGATGAGCAAGGAAATCTAATTCCAGATGAAGTAATCGCATTTAATTTTGAAAACTATGACGACAGCAACGAAGAAGAAGACAGCAACGAATAAAACAATATCACTGGAACTTCCAAAAAATCCATTTGTATTTGAAGTTTTAGATCTTGTTTCCAAACAGAGAAGTAAGGCAAAGAAGATTGAAGTTCTGAAGAAGTATGAGCATATTTCTTTGAAAGCAGTATTGATTTGGAACTTTGATGAGAGTATAATCTCCATGCTTCCTGAAGGAGAGGTTCCTTATTCGGGATTTGAGGATCAGGCATCATCAAATGGAACTCTGAGCACTAAAATCACAGAAGAAGTTCGTAGGATGCATGAAATGGATTCATTCTCAATGGGTTCAAGTGATAAGAACGGACACACTACAATTCGTAGAGAGTTTAAGAACTTCTATCACTTCATTAAAGGTGGTAATGATAGTATGAGTGGTGTTCGTCGTGAAACGATGTTTATCAATATT